GCGGTCTCAGCCGCGCTTCGGGCCTGGACGGCCTGGGCGGCGGCCTCGCGTGCCTGGATGATCTGGCTGGTGATCTTCGAGGTCTCGGCCTGGAGCCTCACTAGCTCGCCAGCGTCGACGATCTTCACGATTCCCGGCTGAGCGTCCACGGGGGCTGCCTGAGAGAGGTCCACCGTAGTGTCTTTCGGCAGGGCCATGTAGAAGGGCGCGAGGTCCAGGTCTCGCCGTCCCGTGATCTCGACCTCCCACACCCACTCCGAGGGATCGATCAGCGGGCCGTCTGTGGCGAGCAGGACCACGCCGGGCGTGCCGTCCTCGCCTCGGAGCACGCCGTCAGCGCTAACCTTGACCTTCACGGTCTTGGGGATCACCGTCAGAGGCGGAGTGCCCTTGAAGCGGATGACCGGCGCGGTGGGCCGGAAAACGACCGTTAGACCGGTTGCGCCGTCGAGATCAGGGGCTTTATCGGCATCGGAGCCATCTTGCAGGCCGTCAACCAGCGTGCCGGTCACTCGGCCATATCCCAGGCCTTGGGGGTAGGGGATGAGCGTCATTTACCGGTCTCCTTCTCGGCTTCGTGGAGCTTCTTCAGGGCCGCGTCGCGGGTTAGCTCAGCTATCACAGCCCGGCGGAGCAGTTCAGCGTTTTCACGGGTGAGAGCGTCAATGACTTCATCGGCGCTCAGGGCGAGTTCATTCACTTATTGGCCTCCAGTAACTTCTGCTCGGCCACTTCTAGCCGGGCTGACAAATCTTTGACAATCGGGATAAGAAGAGTCCACAGGCGGTCATAGCGGACACCCGAGGTTTGGCCGTCCCGGTAGGTCACGTATTCGGTCAGCCCAGCCTCTTCTACCTCTTCAGCGACTAGACCGGGCACACGAGCGGGCTTTTGGCTGTGAGCGTCCCACTTGCCAGAGCCCGCGCCCCCCGGCGCGTGGTCCTCCAGGTAGTTCGCGTAGGCCTCGTATTCGGCGCGGTCGTACCAGTCCCGAGGCTGGAGAGCTAAGACTCGCTCCGGATGGTCAACGGTGGTGATGTCCATCTTCAAGCGCCTGGCCGAGCCTTGGTAGGCGACTGACCAGCCTCCGCCGTTAGAGCCGCTAACGATGGCCAGCGGGATACCTCCGGAGGTTTGCTGGATCCCTTCGAGCCTGACCTCGCCGCCGTCGTGGACCTTCAGGGCGATGTTTCCGCGCGTTGAGTAGATATCAATGTAAGAATCAGCAGCCATACGGATATGGCCGTCATAATCAGACTCAATACCCGCGTAGTTAGGTCCGTATTGGGTCCACAGTTTCCACTTCGGGCCTTCACCAAGGATCAGATCAGCACGTCCGGACTTGTTGACCTCTTTTTCGCTACCCGAGATGATGAACGAACCCACCTCGTATGCGCCGGAGTATTTCTGTTCCTCGGGGTCAACCATGAAGATTGATCCATAGTTTTTTGTCCATTCTTGCGTTGTCCCGAAGCGCAGTTCTACACGCTTTCGCGCGCCTTCCGGCTCGACCACGATGTGGCTGCCGCCGTCCGCTGCGTTCCATCGGGTGGACCGACGGTTCATCTCAACCAAGGTCCGGCCCAGGTGGAGCATTTTCAGGGTGTCATCCTGGATCCGCAGGCCTTCGGCTGAGTCCGCGTTCGTTCGGATCAGGCCGCCCGTGATCGTCACGCCCGAGAGCTCACCAGTCTGGCCGGTGATACGCACGGTCTGCCGTCCCAAATCGTCATAAGCGACGATGCCGGAGCCGTTGACTTTCACGCCTCGGTCTCGCTGTTTGCTGGTCTGGAGGACTCCGCCCGTGATGAGGTACTCATCGAGTGCTCCCACGCCGGTTTTCGAGGCCGTGACGTGCACTGAGACGTGCTCTGACCAAGGTCCGACGTTCCCGGAGCGATCAACCGCCCGGATACGAACGTAATAGGTCGTATTAGGGGTGAGTCCGGCCTGGTACCAGGCGAGATCACCGGCTGCTGCAGCGGTGGCGGACACGTCGGTGGTTCCCACAGAGTGGGTGACTGAAATATCCCAGTGGTCAACGTCTGGAGGCATGGGCGCGCCAGTGGCTGCCCGCCCGTCGGATCGGATGAAAGCCACTTCGCGATCACAGGTGACGATAGGCGCGGTGGGTTTGGGCGGTGCTTCCGAGTCCGAGGCGAGGGTGATTGCCACGGGCGCGCTGAAGCCTGAGAGGGCTTGCTGTCGCGAGGCCGCTTGAACGGTGATCGTCCATTTTTCGCCGGGCGTGCCCTCCAGGCTGTAGGAGGTTCCTGAGGCTTCGCGGTATACGTCCGGGCTGTTAGCTTTTGTGATCCGGATGCGGTATTTTTCGACAGTGACCGGCTTTCCGTCTACCGTCTTGGTTACCGCGTTCCAGCGAAGCGTCACCACGCTACGTGTAAAGCCGTTAGGTGCGAGGTAAGCGTCTGAGGTTGCCGTCAGTCCGGTGGGCACCGTGGGGGTTCCCTGCTCGCCGTCAGCGCCTCGGAAGGTCACGGGTGAGTTTTCTCCGCCCACCATGCCGTCAGACAGGTCGGTGGTCTTGCGTGCCAGGCGCTCCAAGATTGCCTGAATACGGGTGCCGAGGGTGTCGAAACCGCTAATCTCTCCGTTTTCGCTGACCGTGAGGCCAGCTTCCACGATCCGGAGCTGCCCGGCGGGTGTCTCTACCCAGTCGCCCACCTGGTAATCGCTCCACAGGCAGGGAGCGTCCGGTGTGAGCGACCATTCGCGGCGGTGCTGCTCCAGGGGAGCTTCGCCTCGTTTGAGCAACTCTTCCAGGTAGAGGTTCGCGGTAGGCTCCAGTTTGACCTGGCCTTGCTCGCTCCACCTTTCGATACGTCCGAAAGCGTCGAACGCGGCGGGGTTTTCGCGCTCGAAGATCACGCCGTTTTCGCCTCGGAAGCGGGCGACGGTAGCGAGGCTTTCCAGGCTCACGGTTTGGGGCGTGGAAGTGGCGAAAGCGTCCCGAAAACGCACGTTTTCAAGCCTTTTCGACATCTCGGTGTCCGAGTTGTAAACCTGAAGTTCGCGGCCACTGGTTCGCCAGTCCACCGCGCCCTTCGAGGCCAGCCAGTCGAGCACCTTCTCCAGGGACGCGGAAGGCGTGAAGCTGTTGGAAGCGTTTTTGCCCCACGTGTGGCCGGAGCTGTCGACCTGGCCGGTGAAGCGGTAGGACAGGCCGGGTGCCCAGCCCTTGGTGCCGCCTCGCTTCTTGGCCGCGTCCATGAGGGTATGGAGCATCAGGCCGGGGGTCTGGGCGGCGAAAACTCGTTTACCCTCTTCATCTCCGGCGGTAGGCTCCCACACGCTCGCCCAGCGCAGTACGCTGGAGATGCCCACATATGTGAGACGCAGGCCGTCTCCGGACTTCACGCGATCCAGTGACTGGTTGGCTGGGAAGAAACGGCATGAGAACGGCTCTACCCAGTGCCCGTTGATCCGGGCTTCCAGCGCGATCTCGCTACGGGTGTAGAGGCGCTTTAGTAGGGCTGAGTCTGCCGCGCCGTCAGGCAGGGAGATGCTCAGGGTGGAGTGGGAGTTCAGCGGGTGCACCCATGAGAGGCTGGAGTAGTCGGTGATTGTTGCGATCTTCTTGCCCCACGGTTCATAGAGGGCGAGGCGAACTTTTTCGATCACGCGATTACTCCTTATTTATAGGTAGGTGGCTGAAACGTATGCGCTGAGCTTCCCAGCGAGGTTTTCTGAGCCGTCCACCCGGGCGGTGAACTCGTATTCTCCGATGGCATTAGGCAGTAGGGGTTCGGCTTCGCCGACCTGGACGGTGGAGACTTCAGCGCGGGCCGGAGCCTTCCACCATTCGCGTGCGTCGCCGTCCACTCTCCAGCTCTTCCATCCATCGATGACCAGGCGGGCACCGGCAGGCAGGCTGCCTCCCCACGAAACAACAACCTGCCCGCCTTGCCTGATTTCCAGGGCCGTTACGGGGCCTTGGACGCTCCACATGGGCCGCGCCGGTCCGGTGCACCCGGAGAGGGTGGCCAGCGTGCCGCCCGTGACTATCTCTTCTTCCGGCTCGGCTTTCCACACGCCCTCTAGCAGGGTGAGGATGAGGGATACTTTGAGCAGGCCAGCCGAGTGCTCCTCAGTGGAGCTTCCAGCCGTGACGACGCAGCGCTGAGAGCAGAGCTGCCCGGCGATCACCATCGAGGCTGTTGTCTCCCTGCCTACCTGGAGGGCGTTGTAGAGGTCCGCGAGGTTGCGGTCCCGCTGGGTGCGTCCGCCATGGCCTCGGCCCGCGTCTGTGACGTGGAGCTGCAGGGCCATCTGAGACGATCCGAGGCGGCCTCGATCCCTTGGGAAGAACGTGCCGTCCGCGAGTGGTGCCTGGGTGAGTCCCAGCTCCATGGGGGCGAGCGGTCGTTCTCCAGTGGCGTGGAGCATGTACCAGCGGCCTTTCGGGTCGATCATGGGCACGCCGGAGATTTGGAAGCCGCGTGTGGGCTTAGATGCCATTTATAGACTCCCTACTAGGCGGGCCAGGGCCGCGCCTTCGCTCTTGTACTCGCTGTCCGGTTTGGTAAACGCGGTCTGGATATTCTGGGTGAAGTTGACGACCGTCTGGGCCGTCGCGGATCGCTCCGCCTGGCCTTCCGTGGCGCTGCCGTTCGCGTGCTGAGAAACTCGGCCCGGCAGGTAGGTTCCTCCGAAACGCGAGGCGACCTCAGCGAGGATCCGCTCACTGCGGCGGCGCTTCATCCGAGACAGAGGGATGTAGGCTTCACCGCCGGTTTCCGGTTCTGCCCACAGTCGCATCGCACCGGCTGGCGCGATCTGTGCGAGGTGGTTCTCGGTGCCGTTTGCGAAGCCAAAGACCGGCGGGCGGATGCCGCCGTTAGCGAACGTATCCGGGAGCAGCTGAGCGCTTTCGCCGTGCTTGCGGTAGTACACGTCGATATAGGAACTCAAAGAGTTGATATACCGTTGCGCCTGCTCTGCCTTCGCGGATGCATAATCATTCGCATAAATCGACATGACGCCCGAAGTGTTATCGCTTTGGCTCTTCGATGCTGCCAGCACTTGCTGGAAACGGTTGTTATTCGCGTCAATCGTCATCACGCCGGTTGAGGTGTTGACCTGAGCGAGGCCTGCGAGCAGCTTCGCGGTGGCTGGCTCGTTGTTCGCGTCGATGGCGAAGATGCCTTTAGACGCTTCTACCAGGCCAAGGGTGTGGGCGAGCTGCTCCACGGCTGGATCGTTTCGAGCGTCCAGGGTGAGCGTGCCGTTCTTCTTCGAGACTTCGTTAATGAAGTCCTCGACGGCCTTTTTACCCGCCTCGGTATCGGCTGTGAACGTGGTCTGCTTGACTTCGGGAATACCGCCCAGAGTCTTAACCAACTCATCCACGGCCTCTTTAGGCACTCCGGCTTTCTCGGCCATCTCCTGCAGGCTGTGTGCCCACTCATCGGCTTTGGCCTTGGCTTCCTCCTGGCTGTGGCTGGTTTTCTCGAAAGCCCTAGCCTCATCCTGGATCGCCTGGATCTTGTTTCGCATCCCGTCGATAAACCAACGGTTCGAGCGATCCAAGACGTTCACTTTGCCGTAAGCGTCAACCGTAATCTTCCCGTGCTCTTCGATGGCCTTATTAAGGCGGTCTGTCGCGTCCGCGCTTCGCAGCTGAGCGTCAACCAAGCTGCCTTGCGCGGCGTTCTGGGCGCGCATCGCGTCGGTGGCCTTATCGATGGCTTGCTGGCGCTGGCGCTCGACCTCTACCGCGCGCTCGGCCTCAGACGTGTTCTTGCGGGTTTCATCCTGGGCGCGCTGCAGCTCTTCGGACTGTTGCTGAAGGCTGGCCGCGACCTTTTCGACGTTCGGATCGAGCTTGTTCTGGGCGTAGGCGTAGGCGGAGACAGCGTTCGTTCCGTCCATGTAGGCCGTTTCAACCTTCGCTGCAGCCTCTCGCTTGGCTTCCAGCGTCTTGTTCACACGCTCCATGGCCTCGCCCTCGCCGGAAACGGCGCGGATGTAGTCCTCCGCTGCGCCTCCCAGGGCGACGTAGGCACTCAGTGCACCGTCTGTTTCGGCCTTGCTGCGGATCACCTCGCGGGTGTGGGCTGATACCGCTGCCGTGGTGCGGTCCAGGGTTTCCTTGTACTCTTCCACACGCTGAGTGGCTTCCGCCTGCTTCTGTGAGTACGCGGCGAAAGCACCGGCAAGCAGGGCTACCGCGCCGAGAGCGAGGTTAGCGGGGGAGAGCAGTGCACCGAAAGCACCGGCCAGGGCCGAGCCAGCGTTCTTGGCCAGGGTGGAGAGCTTGAAAACGCCGGTACCTGCGTTGACTGATGCCTTCGAGAACGCGCCGAGAGAATTAGACGCGAGGCCCGCGGCTGGCTCGAAGGCCTTCAGCTCGCGAGAGGCGCTCATCAGTCCCGGTGTTGTTTCGTTTCTCAACGAAGCGCCCACGCGGTCGAAGATAGTCAGCGTGTTTTTAAGCGTAGGCCCAGCGGCTGTGAAGGACTTCACCGTGGCCGCGCCGGTCGTTCCCATCGCCTGAAGGTCCGCAACCAGGGCGGAGATGACGCTGCCGCCCGTACTGCCCAGGTCCGTGAGTTTGGATACCAAGGGCCCGAGCGGCCCGTGCAGGGCTGCCAGGGCGACCACTGCGGCCAGCACCGGCGTGGGCAGGTTCGCGCACGCCGAGGCCAGCTCTGCGCCAGCCGTTGCGACCGGGGCCAGAGCCGAGAGGACCGAGACCAGGGCGGGAGCCAGGGGCGAGATATTCGTGAGGAACGTTCCGAGGCCCTTCGCGCCGGACTCTAAGGCAGGGGATAGGTCTTTAATCAGCTGGAGTGCGAGGTCTGCGAGCTGCTTCGCGGTAGAGGCGAGGATCTTTTCGCCTGGCTTGAAAGCCTCGCCGAACGCGCTTCCGGCCTTGCGCAGTTCAGGGCTCGCGGCGATCAGAGCGGCCACACCCACGGTTAGCGGTCCCATGGCCGAGGCCAGCTGCCCGATAACCGGGATAGGCTGGAGGGCGAAAGTCATGAGGGCGGCTGTCGTTCCGCCGATCAGAGGCGTGTAAGAGGTGAGCTTCTCCAGCTGCGCGCCTGCCCTGGCTGCGTCGAACTTCTTCAGTGCGTTGTTCGCTGCGTCCAGACCTTTAGAAATGTTCTTGAAAGCGGGGCTGAGGAAGTCCTCAACGCCTCCCTGGGCTTCGCGCAGGCGTTTCTGGAAGGTTCGAAGTACGTCCGCAACCTTATTGCCCCATTCAACCGCCCGGCCACCTCCAGCCGGATCGATGAACATTTTGCCGATGTCAGCGCCGATGTCTCGGTTAGCCGCCTTGATACGGTCTGCAGCGCCGGACCATTGCTTTTTAATCGCGTCGGTTGCTCCGCCGAACTTCTCCATCATGCCCTTGGTGAGAGCATCAATGGCTTGGTCTGCGTCGATCTGGTTTTTCGAGATCATCGCCTTGACTTCGGCGGATGATTTGCCGAAAGCCTTACCGATAATCTCTGCAGCGTTGATGCCTCGCTGGCCTAGCTGGATCAGGTCTTGGCCGGTGATCTTCCCGGCTGCCTTGATCTGGGCGACCACAAACGCCAGGTCCGCGAGTTGCTGCGAGCCACCACCGGAGGCGGCCACGGCGTTTTGCATCGCGTCAAGCAGCGGAATGACTTTTTCAACCTCGACACCGAAGGCGATCAACTGCTGTTGTGCGCTGATAAAAGTCGCTTTACTGAACGGCGAGTTTTGGGCGAGCTTGCCGAGTTTTTCCATCTGCTCGTTGACGGCCTTTTGGCTGCCGAGCATGGTTTTCAGGGCCGCGTTCGCGTTCTGCTGCATCGCGTTGTACGCCAGGCCGGTGCTCAGAGTGTTCTTGCCAAGCGCGGCCACACCTACAGTGGTTGCAGCTGCAGCTGTGGCAGCCACCTGCAGGGAGGCCTTGGCGCTGCGGCCCAGGGAGTGGAAAACGCGGTCCACCACTCCACCCTGGGCCTGCACATCTGCGGTGAAACGCTGAGTCCTTCGGGTGGCCGAGTCCATCCCGGCTGTGAAGCCCTTATCGTCGACCGTGATTTTTGCGATCAGGGTACCGAGGTCAAGCTGGCTCATACGTTTCGCCTTTCGTTATTCGGTTTACTGTGGTGGCGGAAAAAGCCGGGCGAGACGGCTTTCCGGAATGTCGAGCAGGCGCATAACCAGGGAGTGGAACCACGGCCATGGGGACTCCATGGCCTGCCAGTCAGCCAGTCCATAAAACTGCATGAGGTCCGCTGCGACGTACTCCCAGCGGGCGGCGATGTCAGCCCAGGCGGGCGCGTTGCCGGTTGGTTCGGGAGAGACGGGCTTTAGGTCCTCTGGGATCAGGTAGTCCTCGTACAGCGGCGTTCCGTCGTCGCAGTATCCGACGATCTCACCAACGCCATACGGTGCCCACTCTTGGGGTGTTAGCGGCCTTTTGGGGCTGCGCCTTCGGTCTGGAAAGCGTGAGCCATGAACAGCTCCACGGCGGCCTCGTTACCGCCGTTAGACCAGTAGATCAGCGCAGCCTGGGTGGCCAAGAAGATGAAGGAAGCCGGGCAGTCAGAGTTTGCGAGGCGCTCGTATTCCGCTTCGCCTAGCAGCATCTTGGACAGTTCTTCGTTGGTCTCGGGCCAGCCGTCGATTTCAATCTCGCCCTGGGTGGTTCCGGCGGCTTCGTCGCCCACGCGATCCAAAAACTTCTGAATGAGCAGCCCGGTGCGGGTGTTCGGAACAGGGCTAGTGAATTCCCAGTCGCCGATCTTCAGGGTGAGAGGTTCGTAAGGTGCGTACTTTGTAAGGTCAAGCATGAGGGGAGATGCCTTTCAATAAAAGAGGGGTATATAAGAGGCCGCCCGCCTCTGGGAGAACTGTTCAGAGGCGGGCGGTGTGCGGGGTTATGATCAGGCGGGGTTTGTGGGCGCGGGGTTCGTGATCTTGATACGCGAGCCCTGGCCGTTCAGCGTGAAGTTCCAGCCGCCCAGCTCAGAGTTAGCGGTGGAGGCGCGCTCAGCGCTGACCGTGGCAATCAGCTCGTAGGCTTCGTCAGGGTTCGGCTTGCCCTTAACCGGCTTATCGTAGTAGCGGACATGGACAGCTCCGAGGCTGCCCACAGCGTCAGGGCGGGTTGCCGCGAGAAGCGCCTCTACCTCGGGCAGGAACTTTCCTGAAGCGAGTCGGTGCATCTGGACGTAGAAGGACAGCGACGGCGTTTCACCAACGCGGACCGGGTGATCCGCTCCGTTATCGTCGTAGGTTGCCGCGTCGACCTCCTTCGGCGAGACCGTGGGGTTCACAGAAGAGATGAAGCGAATAGGCTTCCACTCATTGCTGATCTTGATGTCTACACCGTACTCATAAGAAAAGCCGTACTGTGTGGGTTCGGTTGTGGCTGCTGGCAGTTCGGATCCCATAGGTGGTTATCCTTTCGTGTGGAAGATTAATTGAAAGTTGTCTGTGCGATGGTCGAGGCCTTTTTCGTCGGCTCCGAGCTGGGCGGTTGACAGGTGAGCGCAGCGGTCTATGCGGAGGCTTCCCCACTGGGCTGCGTGCACTCCGTGGAGCGCTTCCACTGCTCGGTCTGCGAGAATGTCAGCGGTGGGAGAGGCCCTCACATGCAGCTGCAGGTTCACCATGACGGTATCGCTGCCTGGGAGAGGCAATTCCTGGCTGTAGACGTTCACAGCTGCTGCTGTGTCCCAGGGCGCGGGCAGTCGTTTCGCCGTGACGGGCACCTGGCCCACTCCCGGCTTGTAGGTGGCTGTCGCGCCTGGGTAGTAGAAGATTCCCGCCTGGGCGAGATGCTGGCACACCGCGTCGATGACTTCAGCGAACACTGTCAGCCTCCCCTCGCGATGGTTGCAGAGATGATCTTCAGCATGGTTTGTGCTTCGGTGTTCATCGGATCCTCTAGGTACTTGGCTTTGCCGCCCTTCGGGTGTCGGTAGCCGAGTTCTTCGTGCTGGCGGACCGCGTAGGGCCGGTTGAACGTGACTGCGGCCTGGATCAGGCCCAAGCCGCTGAGATTCACAGCCGAGGCGCTTCGGCGGAGGTCTCCTTCATCCACCGGTGCCTGGCGGACCGCCTGGGTTCGCAGGTGTTCGGCGGCTCGGATGACTCCGGCCTGGGCGCTCTCACGAGAACGCGCCTTGACTAGCTCGCTTCGCCAGGTGCTCTTGATGATGATTCCCATAAGCGGCTCACGCGAGGTTTAGACGCACGAAGCTAGGCAGTGGAAGCGAGAGAGGTTCGACGCTCTCCACCGAGATGATGGTTGTCTCACGCCCGGAAGGCAGTCGAACCATCGTGCCCGGCTCCAGATCCTGCCTAGCTTCGGGTGGAACGGCTGCCTGAGCGGTGGAGACGATCTCAGCACCGTTCGAGTCTCGAACCAGCTTGTTTTCTTCCACCACCATGCAGCCCTGGATCAGCCACTCGGGGCCTTTCTGCGGGCCGTATGCCGTCTGGATCGTCTGCCAGGCGGTGATCGTGTGCTCGCCGAAGATTTTCAGAATGTTCATCCGATCACCTCCGGCTGTGCGAGATGGATACCAGCGAGCCCGAGAGTGAGCCGCGACTCGAAGCAGAGGACCTGGGAGGCTTCCCAGCGGGCCTGGGCGGCCTGCTCGGCTCCCGCGTAATGGACAGACGCGCCCATGAGCGAGGCCTGCGTCACCTGGGTTGCCTTCAGGGCTTCGGCTCCAGGTGTGAGCTGGTTTTCTTCCCAGAAAGCCACCTGCATGTAGATCGCGTCTCGGATCGCTTCAGCTTCGCCCGCGCTGCCTCGGCGCGTGCAGCACCGCAGGTAGGACTCGACCAGCCTGGCCGCGCTTTTGATGAGCCGGGCGGCGGTAGCCGTTGGCTCTTTTCGGCCTTCCAGCGTGCACCAAGTGGTGTACTCGGTAAGGTTTGGCTGTTCATCGGCCACGCTGGCCTCCCTTCCATGGGCGGCGGACTGCCTCGGGTCCCCTCCGCATCGGGGCAGTCCGCCTAGTCTGGGTTAGTCCTCGGGTTCGTACTCGGGTTCGGGTTCGGCCTCGGCCTCGGGTTCCGTGCCTTCAGGGGCGGAGCCGTCCAGGCCGAAGCCCTGGCGGATGAAGTAGGCGATGGCGTTCTCATCCTCGGTTTCGCCGAAGCCGTCAACGAAGCTGACTCCTACGACCTCGCCGGTAAAGCCTTCAACGGGTGTTTGAATACGCAAAGTAATCACCGAACCTTGATGTTACGGAACACGGCGGCTGCCTTGGTTGACTTCAGAGCGACGGCCACAGGGCCGAGTTCGACCTCGCCACGCTTGACAGCGCCAGGCGTGGTGAAGTCCGGCAAGTACTGGCGCACAAGGTGGCCGGTGGTGGTTGCCACGCCGTGGAAGCCGTCGAGGGCGACGCGGTAGGCGTACAGGTCGGTCAGGCCGGTTGCGGCCTTGGAGGCAACCTGGTGATCGGTGACCTTGATGATCTGCTCCGAGGAACCGGCCATATCGCCAGCGTCAACCAGAATGATGTCGCCATACATTTCACGGTTGATCGGGCGGCCATTCGGGCCGAGAAGGCCTTCCATGGGGTTCTTGGTGTACATGCCAGCGCGGCGGGCGGCGGC